GTGGTATATACATAGAAGATAAAGCATCTGGTCAGTCAATCATACAGGAACTCAAACGAGAGAGTGGCATATCAATCATTCCATACAAAGTCGTACACGACAAAGTAGCAAGAGTGAATGCTATCCTACCTCTTATAGAGGGAGGAAGAGTATACCTCCCACAGACAGCAGATTGGCTAGACTCATTCATAGACGAGACAGTTCAGTTTCCATCTGCCAACCATGACGACCAAGTAGACGCCATGACAATAGCACTAGACACATTATCCAGAACTCATGTAGGTTCTGAAGCATGGGAACTGCAAGGAAGCATGACATCACTCAACGATGTTTCACGTGAAACATTAGGAAAGTCACTTATGGACACAGCATCAAAGCTAAAATCCAAATGGACAGGTTGGGGGTTGCCGTCTAACTAATAGGACGACAAATTAAAACTAAAAGGAGTATTCTTTCGAAATGGCTGAAAATACAAAAACATACGCAAGTGCAGACTACGTTCCTCCACATAATGAAGGCGTAATAGTTGACCTATCAGAATTTGCAGAACGTATTGTAGCATATGACGACATCTCTTCTGACCTAACCGAAGAGCAGGAAAGAAAGATTGTAGACTACGTAAAGTCAATGACTGATATGTCCTACAACAAAATCAGAAACAGATACGACCATTGGAAAGAAGCAGACAGGGCGCATGACGTTTACGTAAAACCCAACACAACAGACTTCAGAGAAAAGGCAGTTATCGCAGATACTCGTGCAATAGCAGACACAGTACTGACATACCTCATGGCAGCACTGGGTGGACGTAACCCAATGTTCCAACTTGAAGGTCTAAACAGAAAGTCTCGACAAGCATCTCTCATACTAGAGCGTGTTCTTCACCAACAGATGAGACGTACAGCAGGCGAAGCACGTCTGGCACAAATGCTTCTCGACAGCATACGTTATGGATTTGCACCAACAAAGATAGTATGGAATGCAAAAGACAACCAAAATCAAATAGTAAACTTTGACCCACGCAGAGTATTCCCAGACCCACGTGTCAACTTTGGCGATTGGGAGAACATGCAGTTCGTAGTATTTGCAGACTACGTATCATACAACTCAATACTCTACAGTGGCTTATATCCAAAGCTACGTAAGTTCCCAGAACTACGTAAGAAAATGTCACCACCAAGAAACGCATGGAACGCACATCACTGGCACAAGGAACAGGGCAGAGGACTTTCAATCGACCCTGCGACAGCCAACCAACGTGAGAGAAAAGACCACGCATACTTTACTCTTGGTGATGCACGTGTAATTGACGAGGCTTGGGTACGTCTATCTGGACATGAGATAGGAATACCAACCATAGACCAAATCTATCTGGTTATAACAATCCTAGACGAAAACGTAGTCATACGTTTCCAACTAAACCCATACGGCAGACAGATGCCTGTAGTCATTGGTGGTCTTTATCAAGACTCACACAAAACATATGGACAGTCTCTCTACGATTTAATTTTACCTATGCACGATATAGCAACCTACTTATTGCGTAGCCGTATCGACAACATATCAGCAGCACTTAACAACCTTATATTCGTTGACCCTACACAAGTTTCTGTACCAGACCTTGTGGACAGAAATCCTTGGGGTGTCGTCCGAACTCTACCAGGCTCTAAGCCAGGTGATGGCGTATTCATAGCACAAGTTCCAGACGTAACACGTGGACACTTCAGCGATATAAGTGCAATGGCAGAACTCAAGCAACGTGTGTCAGCCGCATCTGATGCACAACAAGGCGTACCGACACCAGACGTAAGAACAGCAACAGAGATACAGCGTCTAACACAACTCGGCTCACAACGTCTTGGTGTACTGGCACGTGTGATGTCAGCAACAACAATGCGTCCTATGGTTCGTATGATGATAGCCAATATACAAGACGCTCTTGCACTTTCTGGTTCTGTCAAGCTTGAGAAAGAAAACATGCCGTCACAATTAGAAGGCATGGTAGAAGATGGATACATGGACTTCGATGTATCTAAAGACCTTCAAGGGGACATTGACTATCTAGTAATAGATGGGACTCTTCCCCTTGAACCCACACGCAACGCAGAAACCTGGATGAACATGCTACAGATAATGAACCAGACAGGCTTAACAATGGAATACAATGCAGGACAAATTGCAGAAGAAGCCATACGTGCGATGGGTATAACAGACCTCGACAGGTTCAGAGTAAACCAAGAGCAACTTCGAAAACAAGGTCCGACACCATCACAGCAAATGCAAATTATGGAAAAGATGCGTGGTGCATCTGTAAAATCTGGCGAAGACGTAAGCAGAGAAGTAGAGCGTGGCAACCTTGTTCCAATGAGAGGTAATCAACGTGGATAAAGAAGTTATAAATTTTGTAGAAGAAAAATTTAAACTCTTCAAAGAAGAAACACAGAAGCTTCTTGACGCCAATGCAGAACTAATTATCAATAACAAAAGCGAAATAGATGCCTCAATCGAGCAGGGAAAGCAGAGAGACAAGGCAATCGAAGTAGTAGAGGGAAAGATAATACAATACGTAAACGAGCGACAGGAAGTCTCTAAAAACGATTTTAAAGAAGAACTGACACCCATCATGGAAATGTTCAAATCAATAGAAGCTACAATCGAAGAGTGCAAAACAAGAATACTTGAGATTGAAAGGCAACAAAGTAAAATAACTACAGCAGAAAAATATTCACTTACAAAATCAAAACTGATAAGATTAATGAAAGATATGGGGTATTATAAGTAATGGCAGAGACAAGACCTACTGGCGAACAATTACGATTTCTTTCTGCCAACACAGGCGAACACGTCCTCGACACCTACATGGAAGCAGCAGAAATAGGTGGTCGTACATTATCAGACCTGCTCGATGACCTATTTGACCCTAACAACAGTGGTACATTCCGTTCAGAAAATTTTGAGTTTAGATACAACGCAACAACAAGCAAGCTACAATTCAGAGCAGGCGTATTCTCAAACTCAAATGCAAGCTTCGTAGATGTAACAAGTTTCTTCAGCGTAGAAGGAGCATTCAGCACATCAACATCTTACAACAACTTTGACCTTGTAACTGTAGCCAATAGTGACGTATACTTAGTACATGGTCTTTCATCAGCTACAGCCTTCGGCTCGGAATCTGCATTCATCAGTTCTTCAAACACGAAGAAGATTGTCGATGTATCAGGAGCGCAAGCCCAAGCCGCAATCGCAAGCGACCACAGGGCAGACGCAGCCAAGTACGCAGTCACAGCAGAAGACACCTCGTTCTCCCTAACCAGTACCAATGGTGGTACATCAGGTCTTTTCTCAGCACTTCATTACCAAGCAAAAGCAAGTGCCAACGCAACAACAGCAACCACTCAGGCAGGTCTGGCAAGTGACCAACGTGCAGACGCAGCCAAATACGCATTAACTGCACACAACACAACATTCAGTTTAACATCAACGAATGGTGGAACATCTGGTCTTTACTCTGCCCTGCACTATGCAACAGAAGCATCTAACTCAGCATCATCAGCGTCAGGTCACAAAGACACAGCATCAAATCACGCAACTGCACCAACAACAACATTATCATCTGGTTCTGCAAAGGCATGGGCATTAGGTGGGGGTTCATCTTTTACATCGACAACATCTGTATCAGGTTCTAGTTTCTCAGCTAAATACTATTCAGAACAAGCATTAGCAATGAATGTATCAGCATCAGGTCATGCTAGTACAGCCAACACCCACAAAAATACAGCGTCTGACCATAAAGACGATGCAGGCAAATACGCAAATACAGCACATAACACTACATTCACACTCACATCTACAAATGGTGGTACGTCTGGATTATATTCTGCATTGCATTACGCTACAGAAGCAGCCAACAGTGCAACAGCCGCACAGAACACAGCAAATGCAATAGGCAACCTTAACAGTTTATCAGACGTAACTATAAGTTCTATAGCCAACAATCAGTTTATTCAATACAACAATGCCAGTTCAAAGTTTGTAAACGTAACCAAATCACCGACAATAACATTACAGGGAGACGTAACTGGTACTGGCACATTAACAAATCTTGGTGACGTAACTTTTGAAACTACAGTAGTAGACGACAGCCACAATCATACAATAGCCAACATTGACACTTTATCGACAGTACTTGCATCTAAATCTACAGAAAGCAAAACAGAAACACTCACCAACAAAACATTCGATGTTGAAGGTACTGGCAACTCAATCTCAAACATTGATGTAGCAGATTTAAAATCTGGAGTACTCGACACCGACTTATCAAGCGTATCTTCAAGTGACGACACACTAGCGTCTGCAAAGGCTATTAAAGCCTATGCAGATACAAAGTTAAGTGGGAATGAAACAATTACTTTATCTGGAGATGTTAGTGGTTCTGGAACTACATCAATTTCAGTCACAGTAGCAGACGACAGTCACAACCATGTAATATCAAATGTTGATGGTTTACAGACAGCATTAGATGCCAAAGCACCATTAGCATCACCTGGATTAACAGGAACACCAACAGCACCAACTGCTGCATCTAATACAAACACAACACAAATAGCAACGACAGCATACGTGCAGTCAGAACTAGCAGACCTTGTTGACTCAGCACCAGGCACACTCGACACTCTTAACGAACTAGCCGCAGCTCTGGGTGATGACGCAAACTTCTCAACCACAATGACTAATTCGCTTGCCACTAAGATGCCTTTAGCTGGTGGTACGTTTACAGGTTTAGTTAGGGTAAATCCTGCTTCTGGCACAGAAGCTCTTATAATTAATCTACAAAATACAACAACGTATAATCATGCTTTAAAAGTTTATAATAATAATATGACACAAAATCAACGCAATCAATTTCATCTAGGCAAGGGTGGTAATACTTACAATACTGGTGTTATTGGTTATGTGTGGCATAGTGCAAATTCAGCAACAAATAATTTTTTAGAGATTGGTCATTGGTCAAATGGTGATGTAATCAAAGTATATGGTGATAGAGTTCAAATAACTGAACCATTAACTGTAGATGATGACTTAACTTTTTCTGGTTCTTCCTACTCTTTAATGTGGGATAGGTCGCAAAGTTCATTAGAGTTTGGTGATTCTGCAAGAGCCACATTTGGTACTGGTAGAGATTTTCAGATGTACCATAATGGGTATAATGCTTTATTTGAAAATTATACTGGTGAGTTGCGCATATCAAATTATTCTAATGACCAAGATATACTTCTTCGTACTGACAATGGTAGTGGTGGCGTAACAAATTATATTAAATGTGATGGTGGTAATGGTTTAGTATATTTATATTCTTATGGTACTTCAAGATTTAATACTACATCTAATGGTGTTGAAGTTCAAGGATTACTGAGACTTGAAAGTAGTGATACAGCATTATCAAGAGCTTCAGCAGGAGTGGTAAATATAGGTTCAAACGCAATTTTAACTACAGCAACAGGTGCAACGTCAGATGACGTAACAGCGTTAGCAATAGCATTGGGGTGATTTATGCCAAATACATTTAAGACAGTAACAAAGTCAGGAGTAACAACTCTTCTCGACATATACGAAGCAGGTAACTCAGTAAGCGCAACTGTAGTTCTTGGCTTGATGGTCTGCAACACAACGACTTCTGGAATAACTATACAGGTAAAACTTGTATCCGACACTCAAGGTAGAGTACCAACAGGAACTACTGCTAATGGAGCAAACTCAACTGTTTTCCTTGTGAAAGACGGACCTGTCCCTGTTGGAGGCACACAGGAATTTCTGGGTGGAAACAAGATTGTATTGGAAGATACAGACAAATTACAGTTACTTGCGTCTGGCGCAGCAGATATAACACTTAGTATAATGGAGATAACACCATAATGCCATTCATAGGCGCACAACCAGCAACAACATTTGCTAAAGCAACATCACAAGTATTTACAAATGCTAACGGAAGTATTGTAGATTTTACTTTAAACAAACATGTATCTAATCCAGAAGACATTGAAGTATTTGTTTCAAACGTACAACAGCAACCAACAACATCATACACAATATTAAGTGATGGCGTTACGCTTCGCTTTAGCGAAGCTCCACCATCTGGAGACTTCTACGTAGTCTATCGTAATCTTGCACAGCAAACAGGCACAGACACAGGAGCATTTAGAAAAACTGGTGGAAGTATTTCTGATGCTGTTTATGTAACTGGAAATGACTCAAGTTATACACAGGCAAGTGGCAACGCTACATCAACTTTATCAGTTATCAACTCTAGTTATACAAATAGTGGTAATGGTGTTTTATATGTAAAACAAGGTGCCGCAACTAACCAACCTACAATGACTCTTGAACAAACTGGTGGTGGTGGCAATCCAAATGATACTCAAGGATTGCATATAAAAATAGCAGGACAAAACCAAGGTAGTGGTAAAGCTATAAGAGTAACAACAACAAATTCAAGTCTTAATAGTGGCAATGCTTTTGATGCATTTACAGTTTATAATGGTGGTGATGTTTCAGTTTATGGAAACATTGCTATGGGAGCTGATAAAGGGATAGATTTTTCCAGTGCTTCTGCACCTACTGGAGGAAACCCAGCAGAAACATCAACAGCTACAGTATTAAATGATTATGAAGAAGGAACATTTACTCCTTACTCTAATTCAGTAGTTGGTACAAATGGTGGTAATGGTGCATTAGTTGGATTTTATGTAAAAGTAGGTAATTTAGTTTGTTGTGCAGTACGTATGCAAGCAGATGGAATGAGTACCAACGGACACCAATTTGGAATATATTTACCATTTTCTGCTCATTCAACTCAAAGTTCTGGTTCTTATAATGCTTTTACAACTGTTCCAGTATTTTATTCAGCTAATGGTAATGGACAACATAGAATAGGTACTTTAGAGGGCAACTCAAATTATGTAGAGTTTAGGCAACAAAATACAAGTAGCTCATCTGCAATAACTGGTAGCTCAATGACAGGAAGTTTTAATATGAATTTTAGTATAGTATATAGAACAAAAGATTAAGAGGTTTAAATGGCTTTAACAGAAAAATCAATATATGACAAAGTAGAAATAGTCGGAGACGAAGGTTGGACTATTCAATGGCGAAGGAATGACCAAGTTTTAAAAGATGGGAATGCAATCGCCAATAATTATCACAGAGGATTATGTGAACCAGTTAATTCATCTTATGATGTAGAAAATAAAAAATGGGTTTATACAGAACATGATATGTCAAAAGAACCATTTAGTGATGCTAAAATAAAAGCAATAGCTACAGCACTTTGGACAAATGATGTAAAAACTGCTTTTAAAAAATGGGTAGAAGATAATAGGACACCAAACTAATGCCACTATCAAAAATAAGTACAAATCAAATAAGTGCTGATGCTATAGACGGAACTAAATTAGCTGACAATGCTGTTAACAGTGAACACTATACTGACGGAAGTATTGATACAGCACACGTAGCAGACGATAATATAACTAAAGACAAATTAGATTCGAAAATAAATCAGCTTGAAATGCAATGGATAGATATGGTTACACTTAGTGGTGCAAACCATACACACCAAGTTATAGATGAATATGGTACAAGAGCTAATGTTCAAAATGGTAACAACGGTCCTGGTGGAAGAGCAAGGCTAAAAGGTGAAACTGGTACTGGTAATTTTAGAATAAAGTTTCAACTTGGCACAATGTGGGGTTGGTCAGAATTACATTTTGCTGACCCATCAAATTGGACTGATGCTACTAAACATAATGGTGGTTCATATCCAACATATCATCTTGCTAATCAGCCAAGTGGGAAAAAACATTTTTTTGTAGCAAATAATGGCTCAAACAATATAAGATATTATACATACTGGAATGGTTCATCATCTAGCTCACAAACTATAAGTGGTGGCACTTCAAATACTATGAATATATGGAGGTCTGACGGAACATTATACTGGTATGACAGTTCATCAACATATACAATAGCGACAAGTTGTACAGATAATTTTATTGTCTATGCAGGATTGCAAAGTCCTTCTTTTGTGAGACTTTTAGATGTATCAAGTTATGCAGGGAAAGTACAATGAGTTTTAAAGAATATAATCCAGCAGTTATTGCAATCGCAGCAAATAATCTAGGTTTTAAAAAATCTGTTTCTATAAATGATGACGGCACATTAAATTGGTGGTTTGAAAAGACACACCCAACAGATGATGAAATGTTAAAAGAAATACCAAATGCATTAAAAATATATGAAAAAAGTGGAGCAATAAATTTTGAGGAGTAATGAATGCCATATATAGGTTCATCACCAAATTTTGGAGCAGTAGAAAGCCAAACAATTACTACTGCCAATGGCTCTACAGCCGCATTTACGCTTAATCAATTCGTACCAGACAGCGACAGTATAATTGTAACAGTAGGTAACGTAGTCCAAGAACCTACAACTGCATATTCAGCAGTAGGCACTACAATAACATTTACAGAGAACGTGCCAAACGGAGACACAATCGTCATTCGTTATCTTGGCAGGTCAGTAGACGTACCAACAACATACACAAACATAAACAGATTTAAGTTTGTTGCAACAGGTGGTCAGGATACATTTCAAAACAATGACGCAAATGGATTAGAACTCAGTTACACAGCAGGTAACATAGACGTCTTTATGAATGGTGTACGTCTTGATGAGTCAGACTTTACTGCGTCTAACGGCACGTCTGTCGTCTTAGGGACAAACGCTAGTGCGTCAGACGAAATAATAATTATTGCTTACAAATCTGTTCTTGTTTCTAATGCATTAGACAAATCGTCTGGAG